AGTGTTCGCACGTCTCTGCAGTTGGAAACTTTTTTTGAAAACGAAAATCATTATCGGATAGGATTGTTTTATGAATGACTTGCGCGTTGTTAAAGTTAAAATTGATTCTCTCCTATTCGACCCTGATAATGCTCGTAAACATAGCACGAAGAACATTGATTCTATCGCAGGGAGTCTGAAGCGTTTTGGTCAGCGTAAGCCTTTGGTGGTGACTGGGGCAAATATTGTGATTGCTGGTAATGGAACTTTGTTGGCTGCTAAGAATTTGGGTTGGTCTGAGATTGTTGTTGCGTATGTTCCGAGTGATTGGACTTTTGAGCATGCGAGAGCTTATGCGTTAGTTGATAATAGAACTGCTGAACTTGCTGAGTGGGATGCTGACAAACTTGCTATGCAACTGATTGAATTAGATTCTGTTGGTTGGGAATTAGATGATGTTGGGTTTGAGAAACTTGAGCCACCTACTAATGAATTGAAAGATAAGAAATCCAATTGGGTTGATTGTGATGATTGTGGTCGAAAGGTTTTAGAGAAGAATGTCGAATCCACCGAAACCGATTGAGGTTAAACGTAAACTTGGTAATCCTGGTCAGCGTGCTTTGCCTGATTCAAGTGAAACCATTTTGATTGAACCTATTTCTGATTTGCCTGAGCCACATAGACAATTGTTTGATGCTGGTTTGGAATTGTGGAATCGTACTTGGTCTATGGGCCAGTTATGGATTTCACCTAAGACTGATATTGAGTTGTTGTTAATGACTTGTGAAATGTTAGATGAACGTGTCAGACTAAGGGCTTATGTTTGGAACAATCCTGAAGCATGGAGAGAAAGAAAGGCGTTGCGTGAACTTGAAAAAAATATTACTAATTCTTTGTCTTTATTGGGGTTTACTCCTACTGACAGGTCTCGCTTAGGTGTTGCTGAAGTTAAAGCTAAATCTAAGTTAGAAGAGTTAAGAGCTAAACGTGACCAACGCGATTGAGGGTTGGCCGTCTCGTTGGCTGACACCTGTTCCTGATTCAGCTCTTGAGTTAAGTCGTGGTGTTGATGTTGCAGATTTTATTGATGCAATGTGTATACAAACTAAAGATACTGTTGCAGGTCGTAGTGGGCAACCAATTGTTTTAAGACCTTGGCAGAAAGAATTGTTGAATCACATTTTTGCTGTTCGTGATGATGGTCGTTTCAAACACAGAACTGCACTTGTTGGTATGGCTCGTAAAAATGGTAAATCTGCTTTGTCTTCTGGTATTGCTCTTTGGGGTTTGTTTATGGGTGAGAGAGGTTCTGAGATTTATTCTTGTGCTGCTGACAGAGACCAAGCAAGAATTGTTTTTGGTGATGCTAAAAAAATGATTGAAGCTGAACCTGAGCTGATGTCTCAAGCTAAGTTGTATCGTGATGCAATTGAGATTCCATCATTAGGTTCTGTTTATCGTGTGCTTTCATCTGAGGCTTTCACAAAAGAGGGTTTGTCTCCAACACTTGTTGTTTATGATGAGTTGCACGCTGCACCTAATCGTGAACTCTTTGACGTTATGACTCTTGGTATGGGTGCAAGACGTGAACCGTTGCTTCTTGCAATTACAACTGCTGGTGTTAAAACAGATAACACAGGTCAAGATTCTGTTGCTTATTCTTTGTATCAGTATGGTCAAAAGGTTGCGCGTGGTGAGGTTGATGACCCAAGTTTTTTTATGTCTTGGTGGGAATCACCAACTGAGTCCAACCATAGAGACCCTGAAGTTTGGAAACTTGCTAATCCTGCGTTTGGTGATTTGAACTCTGTTGAAGACTTTGAGTCTGCTGTAAAACGTACACCTGAAGCTGAGTTTCGTACAAAAAGAACTAACGCTTGGGTTTCATCACAAACAGCGTGGTTGCCTAACAACGCTTGGGAATCAAGATTAGTCAAGAAAGAAATTGATAAAGATGTGCCAGTCATTTTAGGTTTTGATGGTTCTTTCTCAGGTGATGCTTCTGTAATTGTTGGCGTAACAATTGAAGAAGTCCCACATGTGTTTCTTGTTGAGGCTTGGGAGAAACAACCAGAGGACACAGATGATTGGCGTGTGGATTCTTTAGAAGTTGAAAACTCAATCATTGAAGCCTGTTCTCGGATGAATGTTAAAGAGATTGCTTGTGACCCTTTTCGTTGGCAAAGAACTATGCAGGTTTTACAAGATGCTGGTTTACCTATTGTGGAATGGCCATCAACTTCTGCATCAAGAATGATTCCAGCGTGTTCAAAGTTTTATGATGCTGTTGTTAGTGAGAAATTAACAAATGACGGAAACCCATTATTGACAAGACACATATCAAATGCTGTAGTGAAAGTTGATAGGTTAGGCCCTAGAATTGTTAAAGAACACAGAGGCTCACCACGAAAAATAGATGGTGCAGTTGCTAGTATCATTGCTTTTGATAGGGCAACAGTTTCTCGTTCAGAATCTGAAGTCCTTGTCCCACAGTTTTTTGTTTAAGGAGTTTTTTTGTTAGCAACAATAATCCAAGTCCTAGGTCTTGTTTTAATTTCCACAGGAATCTTTTTAGTCTCAATCCCAGCAGGTATAACAGTTGCTGGTCTGTCATGTTTAGTTTTAGGTATCGCTATTGAAAGAAGTAAATAATGTTAAACAATTTGTTCAATCTTCCTGAGAACAGAGCTATAAGTTTTCAATCCATTTGGGGTGCTGGTGACACATTTGCTTTCACTACAGAATCAGGCGCAGCCATTGATGAAGCATCAGCAATGCGTATCAGCGCATTTTATGCTTGTGTGCTTTTAATATCTGACACCATCTCAACACTTCCAGTTGATTCTTATGTTAGAAGAGATGGCAACAGAGTTCCATACCGACCAAGACCTGAATGGGTACAAAGACCAGATGTTGATTTATTAAGAAGCGAACATTATCAACAAGTACTTGTATCTTTACTGATTGACGGAAATTCATTCACAAGAATTTATCGTGATGGTCGTGGAGATGTTGCCAACCTTGTTTGTTTAGACCCAATGAGAGTTGCAATAAATAGAAATCCTCAAACAAGAGAACTTGAATATGTAATTGATAACGGTGTCAATGGAACTGTTGCACAAGAAGACATGATTCACATTACAGAAATTCGCACACCTGGTGCAACTCGTGGATTAAGTCGTGTCACAGAACTAAAAGAAAACCTAGGTTTGGCTTCAGCTTTACAAAGTTTTGCTGCAAGATTCTTTGGTCAAGGCGCAACAACACAAGGCATCATTGAATACCCAGGTAACTTAACTGCTGAACAAGCAAAAGATTTAAGAAACAATTTTGACAACTCACATAAAGGATTTAAGAAAGCACATAAAACAGGAGTTCTTTCTGGTGGTGCAAAATACACAAAGACAAGTTCACCACCTGATGAAGCACAAATGTTAGAATCACAACAATTCGCTGTTGAACAAATTGCAAGAATCTTTAGAGTCCCTCTACACATGATTCAAGTCACCACACCTGGTGCAATGAGTTATGCAAGCGTTGAACAAAACAACATAAATTTTGTGACACACACATTAAGACCTTATGTTCAAAAAATTGAAGATGCCTATTCAAGGCTTCTACCAAATGATGCTTTCCTAAAATTCAATGTTGATGGTTTATTGCGTGGAGATTACACAACAAGAATCCAAGGATACTCAATCGGTTTACAAGCAGGGTTTTATTCTGTGAACGATATTAGAAGATTTGAAGATTTAAGACCAGTTGAAGAGGGCGACCAATTCAGAGTTCCTTTGGCAAACATAAACATTGCTGAAGCTGACGTTATTGAGCAAGACAAAAAGGTTCAGATGGCTCAAAGACTTGTTCAGTCAGGTTATGACCCAGCACAAGTTCTTTCAGCTCTTGGTCTTCCACCTATTAAACACACAGGACTGCCATCAACACAACTGCAACAGGTTGCACAAATTGACCCAACAAATCCTGAATCGGTTTATGACATTACAAGAACAAGTGAAGTTAATGTTCAGATACCTGAAACGATTGTTAATGTGCCACCAGCAATTATCAATGTTGCACCACCGATTGTGAATGTCAATGCACCAGAATCTAAACAAACAATTAGAACTGTTGAAAGAGATAAAGACAATCTAATAACAAGAATCATAGAAACGACAGAGGAACAATAATGGCAACTGGTTTAAGCGCATACACAGCAAATAAGTTTTTGGATGCTTTAGGTAACGCAACAGCGTTTTCTGTTGCAGATGTTTACATAAAATTACATGTTGGAGACCCAGGTGCAAACGGAACAAGTAACGCTGCAACTGAAACTACAAGAAAAGTTGTGACCTTTGCAACAGCATCAAATGGAAGCATTGCATCTGATGCAGCAGCAACTTGGACAAACATTGCAGGTTCACAAGATGCCACACATTTTACTGCTTGGGATAATTTAACAGCAGGTAACTTTTTATTCTCTGGAACAATTACGTCAAATCCTTACACAGCAGGAGACACAGTAACTATTGCTTCAGGCTCTTTAACTGCATCTCTAACAGTCGCAAGCTAAACAAATGAGTGCCACAGGCTCACTCATTCTTGATTCCTCAGTCAGAGGAAAACAGCAACAGCCTCACTTGGTGCTATCACTTCAATAGCATCAGGAGATGTAGCACATTTTGCAGAATGTGCTGCAAGTCTTGGTTCAGTTGAATCTTTAGTTGAAACAGTTATTACAAAAATAGCTTCAGCGCAATCTTTATTTGATTCATTATCAGCTCAAGCAGGTATAAACATAGGTGTTGAATCAACTGCGCAATCCTTATTTGGTGGTTTGGGAAGTTCAGCAAATCTAGGCGTAGTTCTTGAGGGTTCAGGACAAGCAAATCTTGGTGGGCTGTCTGCATCAGGAACAGCATCAGGTGGAGAACCACCGACACCTGAACCTGTTTATGGTTCTAGAGGCTATATTCAAAAGAAAATTAAACCTAAATTAGAACCTATTGTAGAACCAGAAATACCAAAAATTAATGAGATTAAAAAACCTCAAATTAAAACAATTTTTGCCAAGGGTGTTTCTGATTTGTTTGGTCTAAGCGTTCAGTCAAAAAGTCAGATAGACTTTTCTATATTGGCTGATGAAGCTGAAATTTTAACACTTCTTTAAGGTAGGTTATGGGTCAATTACTCTCAGGGCAAATGTCTGTTGGAACTGCGCCATCAAGAGTTGATGGGATTTCTAACAACCCAGTTGTTTTACATATTCACAATAACGATAATTCAGATAACTTATATATTGGTAATGAAAACGTCACAACTACTACAGGAATGATTTTGACAAAACTAGATTCAATTGAAATGACTATGCACCAAGGAAATACTGTTTGGCTTGTGTCTAATAAAAATGGTCATGTTGCTAGTTGGATTGCGCAGGTTCTCTAAATGCCCTATTTCATAACTAATTCATCACCTGATTGTTCAGGTTGGGCCACTATAAAAGAAGATGGTGAGGTCATGGGATGCCACGCCACAAAGCAAGATGCTATTGACCAAATGGTCGCTATTTCAGTTGCTGAAAAAATTCAACCTGGTGGAGAAAGAGCTTTATTTTTTGAATTAGAAGTTGGCGATTATGTTTCATGGAATCTGCAAAATGGAATTGCCAGAGGAGAGATTTTACAAATTGAAAGAAATGGTCAAATAAAGATTCCTGATTTTGACGCAATTGTTATTGGTAGCCAACTCAATCCTGCAGCATTGATTGAAGTTTATGAAAATGTTGGGGCTGGATGGAAAGACACAGGTATTTTTGTTGCATTTAATTTTTCTCAACTAACAAAAATTGATGAATTACCTGAAGTTGAAATGGAAGATGAAATTGATTTAGAAGATGATACTGAAATTGATGATGAAATGCAAAGAGTTTTACCAGATAATTACAGACCGTCTTTATCAGAAGATGTTCCTAATGGTCGCGCTTGTGGTAATTGTCTTTTTTACAAAGAAGATGATGTCAAAGAATTTGAAAATGGTGAACTTCGTGCTTGGTGTGAGAAGTGGGATGATTATGTTAATGGTGCATATTATTGTAACGCTTGGCAACCTGCTCAAGAGGAAAGAGCTGAACCTAATTCTTTGAATATTGGTGATTTTGTTTCTTGGAATACTTCAGGGGGTAGGTCACAAGGAAAAATTGAAAGAATTGAAAGAGATGGTCAAATAAATGTACCTAATTCTTCTTTCACAATTCAAGGCACACCTGATGACCCTGCTGCTTTGATTGTTGTTTATCGGGAAACAGAAGATGGTTATGAACCAAGTGATGTAAAGGTTGGGCATAAGTTTTCAACTTTAACAAAAATTAGTAATTTAAGAACTTTAGAAATAAGACAAGTTAATTTAACACCACCAGCCTATATGCGTGCTGCTGCTCGCAGAGGTCTTGAACTTAACCGTCAAGGTTTTGGTGGAGATGGTTTAACAGATAAAACTAAACAAGAAGCTAGAGACATGGCTGCTGGTCGTGTGTCTGAAGATAAGTGGCGCAGGATTGCCCCTTGGATTGCTCGTCACCTTGTTGATTTAGATGCACCACAAAATTCAAATACTTCTGACCCAGGTTATCCAGGTGCAGGTTTGGTAGCGCATCTTTTATGGGGAAGTGGACCTAGCAAAAGAGCAGCACAAAGAACTTTGGATTATGCACAAGGAGTTGTAGACAGGTTAGATGCTGAAGAACAACAATCACGTTGGTCATCAGTTAATGTAAAATTAAACAAAGAGAAAAAGGAAAACAACGTGACTAAAGTTGAACGCAGAGTAAAAACCGATATTGATTTTGAATTAAGAATAGATAACGCTCAAGCTGACGGCATGCGCTTCACAGGATACGCAGCCGTTTTCAACAGCGATTCAGAACCACTTCCATTCATTGAAAGAATTATGCCTGGCGCATTTAAGCGTTCTTTGAAATCGCGTAACGAAGTAAAACTTTTTAAGAATCACAACATGGATGAAGTACTTGCTTCAACACGTTCAAAAACATTAAAACTTACAGAAGACTCAACAGGTTTGTTAGCAGAGGCAACATTGCCTGATACAACAGCAGGTCGTGACTTAGCTGTTCTTATGAAACGTGGAGATGTTCACGCAATGAGTTTTGGTTTCTCTGTTCCAGCAAAAGGCGACAGATGGTCTAATGATGGAATGACTCGAGAACTACACCAAATCAGATTGCATGAAGTTTCAATTGTTACAGGTTTTCCAGCCTATGAAGCAACGACTGCAAGTGTGCGTTCTTTAGATATTTTGGCTTCAAGAACAAATGTTGATGCTGATGCTTTGGCTGATGCAATGATTAAGTTAGAAGCAGGAGAAAAACTTGCTGATTCACAA